GTGGATGTGCTGGTCGAGTCTTTGGTCCTTGATGGGTTCTCAATTTCCCGTCACGGTGGTCAGGATGAGGCTCCTGAGCAGCTGAATCGGATTCTGCAAGCGAACAATTTTCGCACGAAGCTAACTTTGGCGTTGACGGAGGCTCTTGTCTCTGGTGCGGCGTTCATGGTCGTTGGTGGCGGCTCTGACCCCTCTATCCCGCACATCTCTGTGCATAAGGGTGATGAGTTTGAGCTGCGGAGGGACGCTACGGGCCGCCTGGTGCAGGCGGTGCAGACGTATCGTGACGGTTTGGACACGTACCGGGCTGTTTATGAGCCTGGTGTGACCCGTTTCTTCGCCCTACGTGATGGTTTTGAGGTGCTCACCCATATTGATGAGCATGGCTTCGGCGGAATCCCCGTTATCCCCTTTGTGAATCAGATTCGCCTTGGTGAAGAGGGTCGAAGTGAGATTGAGGAGATTCATAAGCTGTGTGATGCGGCGGCGCGAACGCTGACGAACTTGCAGGTGGCTCAGGAGCTTCTGTCCATGCCTGTTCGCTATCTTTTCGGCGATGGTGTGGAGGAAATGTTCGTTGATGAGGACGGTAACCCGCAGCAGAGCCGCCTTGAGGCGTATTTTGGGCGGTTCTTGGTTGGCCCGAGCGGTGCGCAGACCGGTTCAGTGCCGGGTGCTGACCTGACTCAGTTGTTGAATACGTTCAAGACTTATGCGTTGCAGGTTGCATCGCAGACGGGCATCCCGCCGTTCATGCTGGGTGTCTCTACGGAATCGAACCCCGCGTCTGCGGAAGCGATGCGCAGTGCTAAGGACCGTCTGATTACGAAGGCGGAGCTGAAGCAGTCAATTTTTGGTGACGCTGTAGAGGATTTGGCGCGGTGCGTTCTGGCAGTTGCCGGTGTGGACACCGAGGGGCTTGAAACCCTTGAGGCCCGCTGGCGTGACCCCGCAGTAATCTCCCTCAGCTCTCGCAATGCCCTCATGTTGCAGGCGCAGGCGCAGGGCGTTGTCTCGTCTGAGACTGTCCGCGAATTCATGGGCTTGTCGCCGGAGCAGTTGAAGCGTGACCGTGCGTTGGACCGTCGTTTGGCGGTGTCGGTGGGGGACCCCGTCTACTAAAGGAGGCGCCGCATGCTTGATGATGTCGCTGCGGCGTATGCTCAGGCGCTCGCTTCAATTGGCGGTGCGTTTGTGGAGGCTTTCACTGATCTGCTGTCTGCGTTTGACCTGTCAGACCGGGCGGCGGCTGAGAGGCTGGTTCCTGCGGCGCACCGTGTAATTCAGCGGCACCGCCGTCAGGCGGTCGAAGCCGCTAACGATTACTTGGACGCGTCTGCGGCGCCGTTTGGCGCGCTCGCGTATCATCCTGAGCCTGAGTCCTATACAGTTCAGGCGGTCAGGAAGCTATTTCGTGAGAATCAAGGAGCAACACCTGAGCGGCTAGCTGCTGCGGCGCGGCGTCACGTGGTGATGGCTGGTCGCAGGCAGGTGATGCGGTCTGTCCTGGATGCTGAGTTCGATGAGTTTGCGTCTGAGGATGAGCGTGAGCGTCATGAGCGTGGGTCGGTCACGTTGGAGGGCTTCGATGAGGCTCTGGCGGCGGTGAATGATTCAGCGGATGAGGCTTTGCGTCGGGCAGATGCGGCGGCAGAGGACGTAGCCGACGTGCAGGATGCCCCGAGGCTCCGCCCGGTTGGGTGGGCTCGTGTTTTGCAGGGGCGTTGGTCATGCGGGTTCTGTATCATGCTTGCCGCGCGCGGCGCGGTTTATTCGTCTGCTGACGCGGCACAGCTCGTAGCTGCTGAGGCTGGCAAGAAATCCCGTGAAGGGGGCTTCCTCTCCCGTCGTGCGAGGACGGAGCTGCGGAAGAAGAATCCGCGCGCGTTCCATGAGCATTGCGACTGCATTGTGGTGCCTGTTTTTGATCCTGAGAATTGGTCGGGGCGGGCTGAGCAGCAGAGGCTGGCGAAGTTTTATCGGGAGACGGTCGAGAAGGAAGACCGTAAGTATGAGGCAGACCCAGAGGGGTATGAGCCAGTCAAGATCTCGACGGTGCTATCGCGTGAGGCTGAGGCTTGGCAGGAGGCTGAGCGGCTTGATGGTAAAGGAGAGCAGGTTGACCCGAAGTATTATGGGGCGCTTGCTTCTGAGATTCCTGATGGCGAGAAGTTGTACGGGCATGAGCTGCTGTTCTTGCTGAGGTTTGAAGCGTTGGGGAATAAGGCTCGGTGGATTGAACGACCGACACCTGATAAAGACGGCGCGATGAAGCCCAGCAACGATTTTATTTGGCTGAATAATGGCGAACTGATTAGTGAGCTGAAATCCTCAAAGAACAAGTACTCGACAATTAAAACCCGAATTTCTGATGCGGTTAGGAAAGCTGAGGCACATGGGGTTCAGAAGAAGAACTTCGTGGTTGATTTGGGAAACAAGTATTTGGACCAAAAATTGGAGAGGCAACTGCGAATGTACAATGTACGCAATCCTCAAGCCCCTATTAAAAATTTGTACGTTATGCACTCTCGGGGACAATATTTAACCCCCATTCAGCTTGAATCCGCCAAGGACAGTTGATAGACTGTAGGTAAGGAGTTAGACAATTCCCCTGCAACCCTGAGCCTCACCTATTGGTGCGGCAATAATGCTTGGGCGGCCGCGGCTTTTATGCTTCGGTCTAGAGGACCGTTCGGGGGCGTCACTGGCTAACTCCTTATAACTTTTGTGAAAGGCATCCTGCTAAGTGGCAGGGTGCCTTTTGCTATACCCGAAAGGAACAATGATGAGCGAAGTACCTACCGCTGAGGCAAAGGTTGAAGAGACCACCGAAACTACACCCCCGTGGGAACGTGACGGCGAGACCTTCGACCCCGAACGCGCCTGGAAGCTGGTTCAGAACCTGAAGGCTGAGCTGGCCGCGGTGAAGGCGAAGCAGGCAGAGGCACCTGAACCTACTGCTGCTGAAGAGCCTGCGCAGGAACCCGAGGCTAAGCCCGCTGAGGCTGAGACTCCTGAGTCGCAGGATGATTCTGCGGCGCAGATTGCGTCCCTGCAGGCTGAGCTGGCGCGTGTGAAGGCGCTCGCCTCCGTTGGCCTGTCCCAAGACTTCGCACCCTTCGTGCCGGGTGCGACCAGCGAGGAAATCGAGAAGAACCTCGCAACTCTGCAGAAGCTCATCAGCGATGCCGCGAACGAGAAGACCGAGGCGGTCCTCGCGGCGGCTCCGAAGAGCCGAGGCATGGCGCCGAACCCCGCACAGCACGCGGCACCGGCACGTGATGCCTATGAAGAGGCAGCAGAGATTATCTTCGGCTAAACGCCCCTAATATTTGAGCCCTTACCGAGACGGTGAGGGCTTTTTCTATACCCAAAACTTGATTGGAGACCCAAATATGAGCGCAACCGCGACTCTTGAAACCTTTAAGACTGGCGGTATCCTGCCGCAGTCGTTCGCCCGCAACATCATCGGCCGAGTCTCTGAAGGCTCCGTCGTCCAGAAGCTTGCCGGCACCACCCCTATCCCGATTACCGGCACCACTATCTCCGTCCAGACCTCCCAGCCGCAGGCTGGCGTGGTCGGTGAAGGCCAGGCAAAGCCCGTGACCAACATGGGCGTGACCTCAAAGACCATCAAGCCTATCAAGGTTGCGGCGTTGATGTACTGGTCGATGGAGGCGCGTCAGGCTGACGCTGCCGGCTACCTGAAGCTTTTGGAGAAGGAAGCAGCTGCGGCGATTACCCGCGCGTTCGACCTCGCCATCCTGCACGGCAAGAACGCGCTCAACGGCCAGACCATTGCTGGCGTTGAGTACATTAATCAGACCACCAACCGTATTGAACTGGGTGCAACCGCTAAGGACAAGGGCGGTCTGACCTCTGAGCTTCTGGCTGGTGCGGATCTGGTGAACCTGAACGAGAACTTTGACTTTGACCTGAGCGGTTTCGCCGCCGATAAGTCGTTCAAGTCCCGTATCTACGGTGCAACCGACACCCTTGGCCGCCCCATCTACTCCGATAGCGTGAATCTGAAGGACAACCTGGGTAACCTGCTGGGTCTGCCCGTCTCCTATGGCCGTGCTGTCTCCGGTAAGGTTGGCGCATCTGCGGACACCAAGGTTCGCGCCTTCGGCGGCGACTGGAACGCATTGAAGTACGGCTTCGTGGATAAGATTTCTATCCGCCGCACCGACCAGGCGACCATCAACGACGGCGGCACCCAGGTCAACCTGTGGCAGAACAACATGGAAGCGATGCTGGTGGAGGCTCAGTTCGGCTGGGTAATCACTGACAAGTCCGCGTTCGTCGCCTACGAAGACAAGGTCGCTGACCCGAAGTAATCGGGCGCTGGTAGAGAAGGGAGGCGTACATGGTGAGTGATTCACTGACTATTGCGACGGCTGACGATGTGAAGGCTGCGCTCCGCAGGGAGTTTCGTGGTGACGAAGAATCCTACATCGCCTCCCTGCTCTCCAAGGCGGAAAACCTGATTCGTGTCCGCTACAAGAGACTGGACGAGCTGGTTCTTGATGAGGTCGTATTCAACCTGGTCAGGAATATCGAGGCTGAGGCTGTCGCTCGTGTGCTTCGTGCGGATGATGGCGGCATTTATAAGTCTGAGACGGAAGACGGGTACTCGTACCAGCTGAACTATATGGTCGCGTCCGGTCTTTTGGACATTCTGGAGAAGGACTGGAAGAACCTCGCACAGGCAACGGGAACCGGCAGGTACCGGACCGTTGCGCCTGCGACCGATTGTTATGCTGCGGCACGGTACAGTGGGCGCGCTGCTGCGGGGCCGTGGCAGTTTCAGTACGGGTGGCCGGGGCAGGATTCGATTTCATGCCGCCGCTACCTCTAGGAAGGAGCGAGTCGCATGAGCCGAATCCGTAAAGGTCTCCACACCGTCATCGTCTACCCACGCACCCGCACTGTGGACGCGTATGGTGACGTGGTTGAGACGCTAGGGGCAGGTGTGCCTGTCCAATGTAATGTCCAGCCGTCGAGTGCGAACGAGGTTCTCGACATGCCTGGCGGGCTCACCCCAACCAGCGTTTACCGGATCAAGTACTGGCCGGGGGAGCATGGCGGCGCGCCGTGGCCAGGCACATCAGATTCTCTCATCGAGATTGACGGACAGAGATTCGAGCAGCGCGGCGAACCGCAGATCTCTCGGATGTCCTCAACCACAGGGCACGTCAAGGTGTTTGCCGTGGCGTACACGCCAGGTAGGGGAGGGGGAGCCAATGTCATGGGTTGAATCTGACATCGAGCTAGAGGTGGCGCGGCAGGCATCGCGCACCCCTGAGTTCGCCGCCGCCGCCCGTGAAATCCAAGCGGCGGCAAAGGCAGCGGCTCCCAAGGACACTGGCACATTCGCAGCATCAATCGTGATGACCACACATGTGACTCCTCGAGGAGTCCACGACAGGGTCATCACATCGCTCGATGAAGCGGCAGTGCCTATCGAATTTGGGTTCACCAGCCCGAACGGCAACCGAACCCCAGGGCACCATGTTTTTGGAAAGGTCGCCCACGCTTTTAAGGACCGCCGATGAAGCCAGTTGATATTTCAGCCATCGTGCAGAAAATTCTCTCCGCACTGCCGGGTGTAGCTGTCTCTGGCGGGGCGACCTCCCAGACTCTCGGCAAGCCGCCGGCATGTATTTGGGAGGTTGTCTCAGCGGTGCCGGCTACTGGATCCCCCAGGATGGGTCACGCAGTAGATGCGGCTGTAAACGTTCATGTTTACGCTCCAAGTCGGGGTGAGTCGATGCGGCTATGTGCTGAGGCGGTTCAGCTGCTCGAAAAAGCGCACTCTCTCGGCCCGATAGTAGAGGGCAGTTACGTGGCGCGGTGCTGGGTCGAGGCTGAGCCTATCCTCGCAGGCAGCCACACGCTCCACTCTGCGCATGTAACCGAAACCCGAGCCACCGTGCGCATCGTCGCACGAAGCTCAACAAATACTTAGGAGGTGGCCGACCTTGGCCAACGTTATTGAAGATTCGAAGCTCTTTTACACGGGCTTCACCCATATTTTTGTTGCGGAGCCGAATACTGAGGCGCCCGACCTGACGAAGTTCAAGTTCGGTACTGCCAGCACCTACGGCTCCTGGGTGTGGATTGGCGACACCGACGAAGAAGAGCCGTTCTCGGTCGAATCTGATGGCGGCGAGATTGAGTACCTCCGCACTGCGGACCGTGTTAAGGCTCGCTCTAAGCGCTCGGATGTGACCGTTACCGGCACCGTCAAGGCACTTAGCGTGTCTCGTGAAGTTTTTGAGCTGGCGTTTGCCGGCGGTACTTACGATGCGGTGAAGAAGTCGTTCAAGGTGAAGGGCAAGACCCTTGACTCGAACAAGGCAATCTTGGCGGTCTTTGAGGACGGCAAGAACGTTGCGGCTATCCGCCTGCCGAACACGAATGTGGCTGGTAAGTACCCGGAGTTTGGCATCGAGAAGTTCGCTGTCACTGAGCTGAACCTGGGTATCCTGCCTGGTCGCGATGAGACCCTTGCTGAGTTCTTCGAGCCCCGCACTGTTACTGCCTAACCCCCATCTGATTGAGAGGACACCACATGCCTAAGAAGGTTGCAGAGCCTGTAGTTGATCTGCCTGAGTTCACTGAGCTGGATGGCCATGAGCTGCTTATCGCTCCGTGGGAGCTGAAGACTGGCCAGCGCACCCGCCTCGCTGGCCGCCTGAACGTGATTCGACAGCTGTCGGAGAAACACGGTGAGGATTCTCTGGAGGCGATGGACGGCATCGCCGACCTGCTGGATTATGTCTCCGAGCATTACGTCATCGATTCGGACGCGTGGGAGGATTGGGCACGCGACAAGCAGCTCGATGTTCTCGTGACGCTCGTGGGTGCGTACATGCAGGCCTCGGGAAAATCTCAGCCCTCCTCGAATCAGCAGTAAAGTACCCGGCGCTTGACCTGGAGCTGCAGCTCCTGGGTGTCGATGTTAAGTCTATCGATTCAGCCCGCGCGTTGCGGGTCGCGCTGGCTGCTGTTGAGAAGTTGAAGCGCGATCCGCAAAGCTTGTGGCGGGCGGAGCTCCTGGGCAACCCTGACCTTGTTGGCTGGGGTGTCCAGGAGTTCCTGTCTGCTGGGCTGGTCAATATCGCCCGCGCGATTGCGAAGGGCAGCAAGCTCAGCAAATCGGAACAGGTTGAGGTCCCGCAGCCGAAGAAAAAGAAAACGTCACATGCCGTCAGGGTTGGCCCTGGCGGCATTGATTTTTCCGGCATCAAAGCGATTCTAGGAGGGTAAATGGCTAAGGTTGGCATCCGCGTCTACCCCAACACATCACGGTTCCGTGGAGATTTGAAGCGCTCACTGGACCGAATCGAGAAATCGACCACGGCAAAGGTCACCGTGGTGCCGGTGCTGGACCGGGCGGCTATGGGCCGCCTCCAGCACGCGCTGAACGGGCTGACAGCGACCGTGTCGGTGGATGTGAACATTCAGAAGGCTTTGCATCAGCTGGATAACCTGTCCGCGGAGAAAATCGCGAAGGTTAACGCTGACGCTGATGTGGAGCAGGCGCAGCGTGCGCTGAAGAAGCTCGAAGAAGCTCGAAAGTGCACGGTTAACGCTGATGCGGACACAGGTGCGGCTGCGGCGAAGCTGGGGGCGCTGACTCGTCCTCGCGTGGCGGTGATTAGTCCGGTTATCAACTCGTCTGCGGCGGCATCTGCGGCATCTGCGTTGGCGGCGCTCTCTGGTGGGCGTGTTCTTGGTGACGCGGTTTCGAATGTGCGTGAGTTCGCGTCGAATCTGGACCGGTTGACTCCTCGCATTGCGGCGACTGGCGCGGCGTTGGCGTCGATGTCGTCTGTTGGTATTGTTGCGGCGCAGAATATTGCTGCGGTGGGTGCGTCGCTGGTGTCGATTGGTCCGGCGGCGTTGGCTCTGCCGGGTATTTTTGCGGGCTTTGCGACTGGTTTGGCGTCTAGCGCGGACGGCCTGCAGAACATCCTCATTTATGTAGACCAGCTGGCAGGTAAGTTTGGCGGATTCCGTGACATGTTCGTGGATGCACGCGCTGACCACAATGAAGCTTTTTGGGGTGTTGCGAAGGCTGGGCTCGCGGAGCTGTATACCTCTGGTATCGTGCCGTTTTTCGCTGAGTATCGCCGTTTGGGTGAGGTTTCAGGCACTTTTTGGGGTAATTTCTTTCGCGGCATGTCTGACGGTATTACCGCTATCGGCGGTATGGCCGCATTGTTCGCGCCGCTTCGCGAATCGATTAGTATTGCGTCTCAGGGCGCATCTGGTTTTGCTGAGGCAATTGTCCGCCTTGGCAGCATTGGTGGTTCGTACCTTCCTGCTATGGCGGAGGGCTTCACCCGTGCCGCTAGCGCGTTTGCTGAATGGTCGGCGTCTGCTGACGCCGTGACAGCAATTCAGAACGCTGTCACCGTTGCAGGTGACCTGATGAGGGTCCTCAGTGGCGCTGCCGGGGTTATCGGCGCTATCGGTACCGCGGCGTTGGCGGCGGGCGGCTCACCTTTGAAGGCTCTCGCGGATGGGCTGCAGGGTGTGGCGGGTGCGTTGAAATCTGTTGAGGGGCAGAACGCTCTCGTGAGTGTCTTTGAGTCTGCTCGCCGGGCAGTCGATAATCTGAGCCCGGCAATCGGTGAGATTGGGCGTGGCCTGGGTGCTCTGGCGCCGTCGCTGGGCTCGGCGATGGAAAACGGCGCGGCGGCTGTCGGGCGTCTGGGTGAGGCTATCGGCAAGATTATGCAGAACCCTGCGGTTGGTGCCGGCATCAAGATCATGTTCGTTGGCATCAAGAACGCGGTGGATGCTCTAGCGCCCGGCTTGGAAGCGATGGCTCCCGTCTTTGGTGCGCTGGGCGAGGCGGTCGGGGCGATTGCTCAGACCTTGGGCACTGTCTTTGGTGCCGCGTTGCAGGCTATTGCACCGATGTTGCAGGTGATGCTGCAGATGGTGGTTCCGCTGGCGCAGAGTCTGGGGCAGATGCTTGTTCCGGTGATTCAGCAGCTCGCGCCGGTGTTCACGCAGGTCGCTGTGGCGCTGATGCCGGTGGTGCAGGCGCTGATTCCTGCTCTGATGGCGGTGTTCCAGGCTCTGGCTCCGGTGATTGTGCAGGTCGTTCAGGCTCTGGTTCCGTTGGTGGTGCTGTTCGCTGAGCAGCTGGTGAAGACTCTGAATTTCGTGACCCCGCTGATTCAGGCGCTTGGCCCTGTGTTTGTGGAAATTGGCAGTGAAATCGTTAGCGCAATTCAGATGATTACTGCCATTTTCCAATGGATGGCTGACATGACGGATAAGTCACTGGCAGCGTTCGGTGCGGCATGGCAAATTGGCACGCAAGCTGTCGGTGCGGCGGTCACCTGGATTGTCACCTCAATCGGCAAGCTGTTCGGCGCTATTAGCTCCACTATTGGCAATATTGCTCAGGCTGTCAGTGCTGGCTGGAATGCGGTTGTCAGATTCGTATCCACGGGTGCGCAGGCTGTCTGGAATGCTGTCTCT